CAGTATCAGGAAATTCTTGAGCAACATCATTAAATAATTGATCGATTTTCTTTAATTCTGTTTTATACATTCTTAAGTAGATAAATTGAGCACCTGTTTTTAAGAAACGATTAATACAATATTTCTTCATCGCAAAAGTCTTCCCTATGCCCCTAGCCGCAATAACGAAGTTCATGATTCTGTTATAACTTAACATTTGTTGCGGATTATAATATAAATCTTTTAATTTATCTTTTTCTAATTTGTTATTTACTTTTTCTTTTTTACCTTCTTTTTTAATTTGTTGTTCTTGTTCAAAATCAAACAAAGTTGTTGTCATAACAGAACCACTCCCCTTTATTATATTTTTAATTCCGTTTTAAAAATTTCAAAAAATCGAATTTCAAATGAAAAATTTTTATTTATTGTTTATTATAAATTATTTTTATTTTTATAGGTTTCCATTTTCTTTAAAACTGTTCTATATTTAAATTTTATCTATTTATTCAAAAATATTTAGGGTGGGCTAAAATTTTTACGCTAACATTCCCCCACCCATTGTTTCACATGAAACAATTATCTAAAACTACCCCAATAATTTAAACGTTTACCATCGATCGTTTCACCAGTAGCAAGATAAGTTCCATCAACCCCTTTAATCCAAACATAACCATCTTTTTCATAACCAAAAGAATTATATGTAAAATCTTTCCCACTTTCTAAAGTGCGAATATGTTCACTATTTGTCGAAGCTTCTTTTCTCACCTTAATATTTCTATCAGAAGTAAATACACCATCTTGTTTTGTAAACCAACTAGAATCATAAGTGTTTTGAATTTGGTTTTTTACTTCTTCTTTTCCAGTAAACCATTCTAGACTCTTACTACCAATTAAATAATTCAAATCACATTTACCAACACCATTAACATAACCATTTTCAGTATATTGCCATATATCACACGAATAATTCGGCTTATTTCCACCATAACGAGGTATCCAAACAAAATCAGCTTGAACACGATTCATTCCAAAAGATTCATACATATGATGACCAACATACAAACCAATCTTTTTACAACCTAATTTCCTTAATTCATCAATGAAAGCTTGTGAACCCTCTCTCATATCATCCATTGTTTTTACTTCTACATCAGCAACCCAAACAGTTGCATTTTTATCTCCTCGACTATAAAAATCTCTAGCTTCAATTTTAGCATCTTCTACAGAAACGAAACGACAGAAAGCATAATTACCAAAAGGAATATCTCTTTTATTCATATCTTCAACATAACTTTTATATTTCGGATCAATATAGTTGCTACCATCTTGAACCCTAGCAATAATAAAATCTATATTCGGTTTAGCAATATTCCAATCAATATCACCGTTCCATTTAGATATATCAATAATATTTCCCATCTTCAACCCTCCATCGCATCTAACTTTTGTAAAATCATGTCATTTGTTGTTTTTAATTCATTTAAAGCTAGCGTGTTTTGTTGTAAAACTTTAGTAACAGTGCTCATAAAATAGTAAGCAACAAACATTGCAAAACCATTATTAACAACAAAATTCATTATATCTTGCATAGTCATTTCACCCATTTCATTCAATCTCCCTTTTCTATCTATAAAATTTAACAGTATTCGTTTCCCATCCATTAACCTGATTAGATAATAATTGTTTAATATAATCATTTAATTTCGTTTTTTCTTTATCTTCTTGTCCAGTATTATCTCCACCACATGAATTAATAGCACCATCACCAGTTGTGTAATATTGAATCATACTAGCATAATGAAAATTACCACCATTCAAGTAACGCCAAGGAACACCCAAAGCAACAGATATTTCATTCACATAAGGAACTTTTATTCCTGATGTATTCCCTAAACTTGGTGCAACAACTGTTCTAGAATATTCCATTGATAATTCAAGAGTATGTTTCTTTCCTCTAGCTCCAACATATTTAGCATAACCAATTCCATAGTTATACTGTTGGAAAACGGTCCATATGTCACAATCAAATTGTTTAACTGTTTCTAAAGATTCTTTAAAATGTTTAACACCTTGTTGTATGCTAAGTGCAGGATCTTTAATCCAATTCATTGGCTTGTTCATAGATTCAGAACTTTGCATAGGATCTCCACCCTCTCCACCTGATTCAACCATCATTAAAGCAAGTAATGGAATCGTTGCATCTTCAACACCTTGCGTTTTACATTCTGCTCTCACTTGTGGTTCATAATTCCTTACTTTTTGATTAACTTTTTCATTTAATTGAAATGTTCCATTACCACTATTACTAGGTGGTTGACAAGTTCCATTATCAATTCCAGTTTGATCGTTCGTATTAACCCATGTGTAACCAAAATCAACAACAATTTCAGTATCATTTATAAAAAACGCTTCCCAATTATGAATCGCTTTACTTTTATCAAAAACAGAACCATTCATAACTTCAATATGTAAGTGATCTCCAGTAGCAAACCCCGCCGTTCCAGTCTGACCACATTTTTCACCTTGTTTTCTTTTCATTCCGACAGTATATTGCCCGTGATTATTATCATGCCAAAACATATAAACCATTCTTTTTGTTCCGCTTGGTGTATTAACTTCATCATCACTAGCCCACATTGTACCTGCTGAACCTTGTTGAATAACAGTCATATCACATGGAGCATAATACCAAGCTTGTTTTGTTCTTACACCCGATTTTGTTAAATGAATATAATCTATTGCTTTTGCTTTACTATGTGAAAAGTCACCTGATTCGCCTTGTGTGATATACATAACATCCATAGGGAACATGGAATTTTGTTTTCCATTTGCTCCCACGGATTTCATACCTTCTTTCATTAACGAATAACCAACTTAATATTACTAAAGTCAATAGCTGTCATTTCACCAACTGTAGGAACAACAATGCGTCCGGAAGGGAAGATGTTTACACGTGCAAAATCAGATGCTCCGCCACCAGTACCACCAACAACAGAAAATTGTGCTTGTCGTGGTCTAGCAATAACAGGTAGTTGACATACCATAACATCATCAGTATCTGTTCCACCTAACTTACCAACTTTAACAACACCTGATAATAGAATCTGATTACCGTCTACCTGATAAGACATTTTCACATTTTCGTCAAAATTAGTCCAATCATTTTTTAATTCTAGTTCTTTTTTATTCCTTGTAACTAGAATAACTTTATTAGCTAATGCGTTTCCGTCCTCATCATCATTTAAATTTAATTCATTGTTTTGACCAGCATTCACATCTACGGCAATATTAAATTTGCTAATATTATTTTTTCTAAGAATATTTCTTTCTAAAACATTATAATCACAATTTTGCAAAATATTTATATTTGCATTAATACCGTTTTTCCCATTACCTTCAACAATATTATCTTTAACTTTTGTAAGGGTTACAGCATTCATTGAAATACCAGACAACTGATTATCTTTTAAAATATTATCTTTTACAATAGTTTTTGTAACAGTGTCATGTAAGAAAATACCATGTGAAGCACAATTTACAACGCTATTTCCTTCAATTAACTCAAGATCACCACCAGTAAAGTTTAAACCATTTGCAGTACAATCTGAAATTCTATTTCCTACATATGTATTTTGTTTACTTCCTTGATATTGAGTTGTACCATTTGCACAACGTCCAATTGTGTTATATTCGCTTCTAACAAACGTACAATTTGCATACTGCAATCCACTACCAGAACAATCTTTGAAAGTGTTGTCGCTAACAATAACATCATAACATCCTTCTAATAAAACCCCAGTTTGCATGTTTTTACCATTATTACCAATAATATTTACTTCCTTCATATTTTGAAGATGAATAGCATGTGTTTTCAAATTCTCGAATTTATTGTATAATATATTAATATTCTCATGCCACATTGAAGCTTTGGTTACGTGTGTCCCAATACCAGCACCATGATTTGCAAAATAACAATTTTGAACCGTTACACCATTACAAAGAGTATTATCCCAAGTACCAAAAGGAGGAAAATTCGCATCATTAAAAGCACCGTCAATTTGAATTGCCTCTGCAAAAGTTCTACCACCGTAAAATTTTAAGAAATTACAATTTTCAATTAAAACATTTTTGCTTGAGTTAATTTCAATGTGATGAACTTCATATACATTGTCAATCGTTACATTTCTAAATGTGATGTTTTCACCATGAGCAAACATAAATCCAGCACGTAAAGATTTGAAATTAGGATCATCACTTCCGCCACAATCCCAAAGACCGCCCTCAATAGTGATATTACCATTGCCATTATAACCACTAAAACAATCATCTGGTTTACCATTCTGTGCAATTGTATAATCATCACCATCCAACCATATTCTAGCATCAGGATGACAATAAATATGGGTATCATTAAAAATGTATAATCTTTTTGTTGTTCGATATACACCTTTAGGAATATATAAATAGCCTTTTTGATCTAAAGCCTTTTGTAAAGCATCATGATCGTCATCTATTCCATTTCCTTTAGTTCCAAACTGATATACATTTTTAAATCCAACTAAGGAATTGCCAACGATTTCAGCTAGTTTACCATCTTTTTCCCACTCAATTAAAACATCGCCAACTGTTCTATATAATTTTTCATCAAAAGTCCTAATAAATTCATTTAAATATTCAATTAAACTATTTGTTAATTTCG